GATTTACGGAAGAAATATGAAAAAGAAGGTGATACTGCAAAAGCAGAATATTTTGATAGATTGCAATCGGTTACTAAAATTTTATTAAATTCTTTTTATGGGGTGTTAGGAAATCCAAGTTTTAGATTTTTCGATCCAGATAATGCAGTAGCCACAACCAGTACTGGTCAACAGTTAATTAAATTTACAGCAGATATTGGAAACCAATATTATACAAAGGAATTAGGAGTTAAAAAGGATTATTGTATATACACTGACACAGATAGTACATTTTTTAGTTCTCTGCCTATAATAGAGAACAGGTACCCAAATATCGATACCACAGATGAACAATTAATGGCTCAAAAGACTATTGAAATTGCCGGTGAATTGCAGGGACATATAAATAAAATGTATGATATTTATGCTCAGCGGTTTCATAATGTAGATACACATAGATTTGATATCAAACAGGAATTGGTCGCCAAGGCCGGATTATGGATAGCCAAGAAAAGATATGCCCAATGGATTATTAATTCAGAAGGTCATGTAGTTAGTAAATTAGATGTAAAAGGATTGGATGTTGTTAGATCATCATTTCCACCGGCATTTAGAAAGTTCATGGCAGAGGTATTACATGATATTTTAAATGATATTGATAAACCAGACTTAGACGAAAAGATATTGAATTTTAAAGAACATATGAAGACATTAGACATTTTAGAAGTAATGTTCCCTACTGGTGTTAAGAATATTAAAAAATGGCAGGTACGAGGGCCAATATTTAGTCCTAGGAAATTAGGAACTCCAGTACATGTAAAATCTGCTATGAATTATAATGATTTATTAAAGAAATATAATATTAAAGCAGTAAGGGGTGTAATTAACGGAGAAAAGATTCGTTGGACATATCTAAAGCCAAATTCATTAGGGATGACACAATGTGCATTGAAAGGATATGATGACCCAGAACCAATAGTAAATATTATAAAAGAAAATATAGATTATAATAAAATATTTAAATCTGCATTTTCAAATAAGTTAAATGATTTTTATGGAGCTATGAAATGGGGGACAATACCTGAAAATAATAATTTAGGAAAATTCTTCTCATTTGCTTAGGATTATTGACAAAAATTTATTATATTTAGATAAATAAAAGTTATATGTACGGAAAAAGTTTTTGGTACGGCCGCGAAGTAGAAGGCCGATTTAGTGATATAGATACGGTATTTGTAAGAGGATCCGTTCCTGATAATTATAAAGATTATCCACATATCTATTTTACTATTGAATATGTAGAAATGGCCTGTGTACATGGCAATTGGGATGATATTCATGATATATTAGAAACAAACCAAATAGTTACCTTAGAGGCAAATGCAAAGACTATTGATAGAATACCAATGTCAGTGTTTAATAGAGCACATATTATTTATAGAATTGCAGATATAAATGTTGAAAAATTAAAACAAACAGATACTATAAGTATAGATGCTGGTTGGTATAGAGTACATCAAATCACAAAATGTCATATGATGGATATAAAACCAGATGATTATAAATTTGATAGAATTGAAAAGTAATATGAGAAATTTATTTTATTTTGGATTAGAACCACTTAAGGCTAGATATACATATCAGTTATGTAAAGAATGGATGCCTAAGACATTTGAACAATATGGAGATAAATTAAATTTTATTGAAGTAGAAGGAGATTTTGACCCAGATCAAGAAATTAAGGTAGGAGCTGTATTAGATGCTATCGGAAGAGGCAAATATAGTTTATCTCAATGTCAGAATTTTTTGCAAATGTTGTATAATGATGAGGTTGTAGATGGTGATATCATATTTCTACAAGATTTTTGGACACCTGGTGTAGAGGCTATATGGTATGCTTTAGATTTATATGGATACAAAGATATTAAGGTATATACTATGTTACATGCACAGTCAGTAGATGAATATGATTTTACATATGCAATGAAAGATTGGATGAGACCATATGAATTAGGTTTGGATAAAAGATTAACAGGAATATTTGTTGGTAGTTCGGTTCATAAGCATGAGTTACGGGAAGCTGGATTTGAAGCTCCTATACATGTAGTATCATTACCAATTCATAAACAGGCAACCTTAACTAAATTGCCGTCTGGAACATATAAAAAGAAAAATACAATTGTATATTCATCTAGGTTAGATAAAGAAAAGAATCCATATTTTATGATGAAGGTCGCCGAAAGTTTTTTAGAATATCATCCAACATATGAGTGGCATGTTACAACATCAGGGAATTCGTTTAGAAGTATGTTACCTGGAGTAGTAGATGCCTTAGAAGAATTAGCTAAACATCAGCCGAGATTTAAATTATTATCCGGATTGACCAAACAAGAATATTATACAGAATTGGCTACATGTAAGATACAATTTAATACATCATTACAAGATTATGTATCATGGACAGTCATTGAAAGTACAGCATTTGGCGCTGATATAGTATTTCCAAAATTTAAAAGTTTTCCAGAATTTATCCCGGAAGATAGAATGTATAGGCCATTTGATGTTGCAGATGCATTAGAAGTTATCGAAGATGTATTAGAATCACCTAAGGTCCATCCACAAATAGTAGATAGATCGGATTTAGGTAGACGAATGGAAGGATATATTATTGCTAATGATTATGACAAAGAAATTTGTGTTTGGCATGAAAAGGAATTATGTGAAGCATTATTAACACAAGAAGAATTAGACGAATGAAAGATTTAATTTATTATCCGTCATTATCAGCAGGAGGTTGTGCCGGCGACTTTAAAAAGAATAAAGAAGTTAAGCCAGGATTATCTTGTAGGTTTTATGACAAAGATTTTCCGGAAAGGTGGAGACATCCATATTTTCTAATAACTGCCGGCCATCATTATAAATGGATGGATGCAAGAGATAGATATGGCTTAGATGATGACGTATTAGTGTTAGGAGATTCGGGTGGATTTCAATTGGCAACAGGTGCCATTAAATGGGACCCTAAATTTAAAGAAACTATTTTTAATTGGTTAGAAGCCAATTGTGATTTAGGTGTTAATTTAGATATACCACCGAGAGCTAAATATGATGGCAAGTTTTATGAATGTATGAACATTAGTTATGATAATTTTAAATATTTTGCAGATAACCAATCAGGTAAATGCAAATTTTTAAATGTCATACAAGGTAATAATGTTGAGGAATATGAAGCTTGGTATCAAAAAATGAAGGATTTTGAATTTAATGGTTGGTGTATAGGAGGTGCTCAAAAGCGGGTAACAATGTTTATGTCAGCATTAGTTCCGATGATCAGGAATAGGGAATTTGATAAGGTAAGAAATGGATTTGTGCATGTATTAGGGATATCAAAAATATCTGATTTTTTCATGTTAAGTTTCTTCCAAAAGATGTTAAATAAATATCACGGAGGAAGAATCCAAGTATCAACAGATTCATCATCACCAGGATTATATCCCGTATATGGAACATACCTTCATTCAGCGCAATTAAGTAAAATGACCTTTACAGATTTATATTTTCCTAAAGGAGATAATTTACCATATAATGCAGATGATTTGGTTCCTAATCCATTAGGACATCCAGTATCAGAGGGATTTACATTTGGAGAGGTATCTACATATAAAGGTAATGTTACAATGAAAATGACATTGAATAATTTGTTTGTGTTTAATGAAACAGTGAAACAGGTTGAAGAAGTAGTTAAATGTCATAATGAATTATTAAAAACAGTAATCCCTAGAGATTTTTATTCGATACTCATGAGTATGGAAGAAATGTTTAAGGACCCGGATAAAGCAATTCATATATATGATACGAATAGACAGTTATATGATAGGTTCGGAGGCAGTACTAGAGATTTAGTAAATAATGAAGTATTTAATCAATTTTTTGAATAAAAGATAAAATGGAAAAGAAAAAATTAACAAGTTTTATAGACAAGTATCATTTAGCAGGAAATGCAAATTCTGTTAAGGTGATAAGTAAAGATAATACATTGACATGTGATTTTATAACAGATGATCAGAACGTAGTAGGTAATGTTACAATGAATAGTTTTCAAATAAAGGAATGTGAGCTCGGAATTTATACAACATCTCAGTTAGTTAAATTATTAACGGCGTTAGACAC